GCACTTATGTCTGGTACTGATACTCAAATCATTGGTTCTACTTGGAGTAATATGTTTGGTATTCTCCTTACTAACGCATTCTCAATCGTTGGTACAATTATGGGTGTAAAATATGCTACTGAAAAAGAATAACGATGAGTCCTCTAATACAAGAACACTTTGGTACAAATACATTCTATGATATTTTAGCACTACCATGTGATAAAGATATTAATCATCCACATCAAATAAAATCTAAAGTAAATTTTAAAAAATTAAAAGAAGATTCCCAAAAAGCAATACTATCTTTACCAATCGTACAATACACTGGTGATTTTAAAGCGGGTGGTTTGGATAAAAAACAACGATTGTATCTAATGAGTAAGATGGATGATATCTTCTTTATAGATACCCTTAAAACAAACTATGCTAAATGTGTAACTCAACTCTTAAATGTACCTGATATAAGTGGTAAGGAAGTTATAGAAAGAACAACAGAACATAAGAACATACAAAGAATCAAAAAAAGTGAAAGTTATAAAGTAACATTTGATGAGATAGATTATGTTATTGAAATAGCAGAAGAAGAGGAAGAAACCTTTACCAGCATTATGTATGGTAACAACTTCGTAATGGATGTTACTTTAGAAAGAGATATATTAGAATTTTTTTATAAGAATAAGTGATTGTTTTTGTTTGGGTTGGTATAATATACTTATTGGTATAATCTAAATATATTATGGCAAAAGTAATTACATCAAATCGTTTTGGAACTTCTAAAAAAAAGAGACCAGGAATTCACTCTAAGTGTAAGACCTCAAAATCTAAAAATAGTAGAAACTACAAAAAGGCATATAGAGGACAGGGTAGGTAATCCTATACTTTTTTGTTTATTGATATTTATATATTGAACGCAATACCAATAAACTATGTCAACAGATTTCGAATTATTCCCAGGCAAAAACCTTAGTGGGTTGTTTGAGGATATCTATAATAATCAAATAAATAAAAAGAAACATATTTCTGAAGTCATCTTTGAAATCAGAAAAATGATAAGACACAATGGTGATATGGGAATCTTAGGTCCAGTCATCAAAGACTTAATTGATACATCAGTTCGTAATGATGACCAATTGGTTAAGTTAGCAACTATCGCACAAAGAATTATAGCATCAAGTCAAAAATCAGAAGGAGATACTGGTTTCCTTACTGATAAAGAAAGAGAACAATTACTTTCAGAGATTGAACAAGTTCAAGATGAAGTTAGTAGGGTAGATGATTTACAAAATGAAATAGAAGAAGTAAAACAAAAAATAGAAAGTTAAATGAGTTTTTTTGGTGGTAACTTATTATGGAATGTAGCTAAAGCAGCTTCTTCTGTTGCTGATGCATTTGAAAAGCAGAGCGATATAGCTGTTGTATATTCTGTTATTTTAGATGAAAACCATCCTGAAATAAAAGAGGGTAGAAGAACAATAGCAGATGTTGGTTCTATTCAATGTAGATTAGTAAGTGATATTCAGAATAATGAATTAATATTTGCTAGACCATTAGATTCATCAGTTACCATACTACCACTTAGAAATCAAACTGTTTTTATTCAAAAGTTAGGTAGTGAATACATTTATACTCAGATTTCAAAGGGATTATCACCAAATACATCTAACGCTGAAAACTTAATATCAAGTTTATTTCCAGCTACTCAAGAAACTGATACTGGAAATAAATCAAAAAATTATTCTAAAGTAAGTAGTACTGGGATTACTCGTTCAAACACAAATAGTGTAAATGATTTTGATGGTTTTGGTGATTACTTTGGTATTGAAGAAGGTATTCACAAACTTAAATTATATGAAGGAGATACTTTATTTCAAGGTAGATTTGGACAATCAATTAGACTTAGTGCGTACAATAATACTGATAACGAATTTTCTCCTTCTTTAATTTTAAGAAATGGAGAATCACCAGAAAATAGGCAGAAAGAAGATGGTGTATTGGTAGAAGAAGATATTAATGGTGATGGTAATATTATATTCTTGGGTGGAGGAAACGCTTTACTAGAATACACACTACCAGTAGAAAACAAAAAAGAATCTTTTTTCGATTATCCAAATGAATTAAGGGGTAATCAAATATTATTAAATTCTGATAGAATTATCCTTTCAGCAAAAACATCTCAAATGATTTTAGCTAGTAAGGGTGATATTGGTATGATAACCGATGGTCAATTTTCATTAGATAGTAATAGAGGAATGAATTTAACAGTCAATGACCACATATTTGTTGATACTAAAAATAGAGATTTTAATATTGATATTGGTAATGGTACAATAGCATTAGGAACGGATGGTACATTGGAAGCAGCTCCTAAAGGTGAAACATTGGTTGAATTGTTGAGTGAGATGATAGATTTAATAGCACAACAAATATACTTAACACCAGCTGGTCCATCTTCACCTGGTCCAACTAATGTAGCACAATTTACAACATTAAAAAGTAAACTAAATACAATGTTAAGTAATAATGTTCAATTAAAATAGTATGGCAATAAACAATGATTTAAAAGGAAGATTGGGTTCAGTAAAAGATACTGCTGGTACTACTGCAGCTTCAGCCACTGGTGCTGTAAGTGGGGTAGCCAGTGCAGCTGGTAATGTTGTTAGTAATCTATCTAATGTTACTGGAAACGTTGGTGATGTTGTTAATTCTCAAGATCTTGGTGGGTATTCACAAAGAATACCTATTAAAACACTTGAATTGCCAAAAGAACCACCAAAGCTACCTAAAATCAAATTACCTAAATTACCATCTCTTCCAAAATTTAGAAAAAAGAAGCTGGAAGAAAATCCAAAAAGAAAAAAAGGATTACCAAAAATTCCACCTTCACCAATTTCAACACTTACATAAAATGTCTTGGGGATTATTCAAAAGAAACATACTAAGGAAAACAAATCCAAACTATAACACTTTAGATGTAAATAAAGTTGCAAAGATTTGGGCCGATGAATATGATGCGTGTGTTAAGAGGGGTAGGGATTTACTAAATCAAGAATCAATCAATAGAGGTAATAAACCAATAATGGAAACTCTTTTTAAAGTAGCATTATTAAAAGGATTAGCAACTCCACCGGGTCAAAACTTTTCTTTGGTAAATGAATTTGGAAATGGTGTAAAGGCATATTGGGCTGGTGCTCAAATGAACCCATTCCCAATCCCACTTATACCAGCACCAGGTACAATTCAAAACATAGCAGTTAATTCAAATATAGCTAGTAATGTTGGTACTTGGCCTATGTATCCACCTATAAAACCTGCATCTAAGCAAGAGATAATGGTTAATATGTTTATACTTGCGGCTATTGTACATTTATTTTCAGTAGGTGGGTTTATACAAACAACATCATTATATCCATCAGCACCATCACCAGTACCAGCTCCAGCAGTAATAGCTTGGACAGCATATCTAATCCCACCAGCTATTCCTATACCAAATATAAACTTCCCATCTGAAGATGGAAGTGAACCAGCAATGTTATTAGAAGAAGATGATGAACCTATATCTCAGTTAGGACCTATTCAAGAATATGAAAATGATGAAAGTGGGGATTCTGATGGAACATCTCTAATTCAAGGAGATACATCACTTCAAAATGTTATTGATACAACCATACCATCGGATGTATTAGATGATGATTTAGAAAATATTCTACCTGATTTTATATCACAATTAGAAATGGGTGGAACAAAGTGTAAGTAAAAAACGAAAAAACCTAAAACAAATATTTATATAGAAAGGAAAACATTTTATACAATGGACACTGATAAATTAGTAAAAGCAATACAAATAATAGTTAAGGAGGAAATCAAAGTGATTCTTCCCAAACTCGTTAAAGAGGGTGTTAAGAAAGAAATGGCTAAGTTATTGAAAGAAAACAAAAAACTTAAAGAAGCTATTACACCAAAAGAACCAACATTTATGGATTCAAATGTTGTGGAAGAACCAGTTCAACCACAAAAAACATTTAGTAAGAATGCAGCACTAAATGAGGTATTGGCACAAACACAACCTTTTAACTCACAACAAAGACAAGCAACAAGTGGCGAAGATTATAGAACTATGAACTTTAACACTAATGATACACATACATTGGGTGCACAAAGTATCCAACAAAATATGGGTTACACACAACCAGTTCAAACTGGAAACGCTGGAATGAATAAATTGTTAAGTAAAGATTATAGACAATTAATGAAAGCGGTAGATAAAAAGAAAGGTCCTTGGAGACCAGGAATGTAATAAAAGATGGCAATTGAGTTAGGAAGAAGAATTGTAAAAGATACCAAAGAGTTTGCAAGTTATGCAATTGGTATTACCTTACCATTAACATTTGGTGAGAATACATTCGAGCAATCTTTCCAAACCAAAGACCAAGTTAAATCAAATATTAAAAATCTTCTACTTACTAAAAAGGGGGAACGTATTTTACAACCTCAATTTGGTAGTGGTTTACAATCATTATTGTTTGAACAAAACGTAGATGATTTAGAAGGTAGAATAGAAGATACTATAAACGAAAGTTTAGAACAATGGCTACCTTATGTTACAGCAGAGGAGATTGATATTGAATCAACTGATGAATTAAGAGATAACAATAAATTAAATGTTTCAATTAAATTCAGAATAGGAGAAGATATTAATTTAGAAACTCTAACATTTACAGTACAGGGATAATAAGATATGGCAATAACAAAAACATCAAAGAACTTTAAAAATAAGGGTAAAGATATAAAGTACCTTAATAAGGATTTTACACAATTCAGAGGTAATCTTATTGAGTTTGCTAAAACTTATTTCCCACAAACATATTCAGACTTTAATGAATCATCACCAGGTATGATGTTCATTGAAATGGCATCTTATATTGGTGATTCACTTTCATATTATGTTGATGATACTTTAAAAGAATCATTAATGGTTCATGCCGATGATATTGAAAATGTAATAGCACTTTCACAATATTTAGGATACAAACCAAAAGTAACATCTCCATCAGTAACAACACTTTCGGTTTATCAATTAGTTCCATCAATTGGAACTGGCGCTGATAATACGTTTGATGAAACTTATTTTTTAAGAATCAAAGAAGGTATGAGAGCTGAATCAACAAATGGTGTACAATTTGTTACACAAGATGTTGTTGATTTTTCAGATGAGTCTGATAGAGAAGTAACAATATATCAAACTGATTCTATTAGTGGAGAAGCAACTTTTTATTTAGTAAAGAAATTTGTACAAGCTATTTCAGCTGATGTAAAAATTGAAGAAGAAACTTTTGGGTCATATAAAGAATTTCAAAGTATTGAATTAGGTGATACTAATATTATTGATATTTACGATGTAAGAGATTCGGATGGAAACAAATTTTATGAAGTACCTTATTTAGCACAAGAGTTGGTGTTTGTTGATTATCCAAATACTGAAAATAATGATCCTGATTTATTTCAATTTAAAGAAACAACTCCATATATTTTAAATACACTTAAAACATCTCGTAGATTTGTTAAGCAAGTAAATCCAGATAGTACAACAACTATTCAGTTTGGTAGTGGTGACCCAACAGTTAGTGAAGAAACAATTATTCCTTCATTTAAAAATGTTGGATTAGGATTACCTAATTCTATTTCTAAATTAGAAGAATCTTTCGACCCTACGAACTTCTTAAAAACTAAAACATATGGAACCTCTCCATCTAATACAACTATAACTGTAAAGTATTTAGTTGGTGG